TTATGAGGAGGAAGCATATTATTAACAAAATGAACTGACTCCCCAGCAGCAATAGAAACTTCAGCAGGTTCAAACACAAGATTACCATCGTAACCCATTTGAACGTCAACAGCCCATGCAGGAAGTGCAAAAAATAGTGAAGCAAAAAGTCCTAGAATAAACTTCATAATAGTTTATATAACTTCTTTATATAGTCAGCAGTTCCACGCTCTTAAAGATTTGTTAATACGAGAATCCTTATCGTTGGCAGTCTTCTTGCTAGTAAGTTTCTTTTTCATTCCTTTCATTCTAGCGCAGAAGGATGCCCTCCTGGGATTTCCAACCTTCTTGCTTGGTGCTTTAAGGTCTGATCCTGGATTTTCCTTTTCATAAGACTTTCGTCCTTTTTCGTTAAGTCCTCCTGACTTATTCTGTCCTTCTTTTCTGGTCCAGGCTGATTCGTTGAGCTCATTCCTGAGTTGCTTAAACGACTTCATATTTATACCTCGTTATCTACTAGGATTAAATCAAAAACAGCTCCGGCACCTAATGTTCCGCCAGACCTAGAACGAATTTCTATATCTGTTTTTTCATCAAATTTAAGTGGAACTGGATAATCATATGTAATGTAGTTACCAGCAGCAGTTCCAAACTGACCCTTAATATTAAACACACCACCAAAAGGTCTTGCCATTAATCTAAAAATAGCATCAGCATTTTGCTTATCAATTGAACCTTGTAGTTTCAAAAGATATCCAGTCTTACCGGCAGGAATAGTATATACTGCCATCAAAGTTTGACCTGCCTCTGCTTGAATAATTGCTCTTATTGACCCATCAACACTAATATTAATAGCATCAACATTGGTTCCTGTAAGTTGTACTACTCTAAAAATTCTAATAAAATCTACAGCACCAGAAGAACCAATAGCAATTGTTTCAGTTGTTAAATTGTAATCTGAATCTAAACCTTGAATTTCTACAGTGCCTGTATCAGTCCCAGCAGATGCTACAGATGCTGGTCCGGCAGTTCCAATATAAGGATATGCTACAGCGCCATCCCAGATTGCTTGATAGGTAGAAGCAAGAGAATCTCTGTATCCAAATTTATTAACATGAGAATACCCTGCTAATTCTCCAGCGGCAATAGGAATGTTGGCAGCAGACCCATAACTATTCAGTGGGTTGCCATCTTGGTCTGCCAGCATCACTACCTCAAAGTTGGTAGTGTCCTGTGCTCTGTATGCCTGTGTGTCTTTATTCCACTGTGCCATGAGTTATCAACCCTCGTATGCTACTTTAGTTGCAAATACATCAGTAACAGTAGTTCCGGTTAAATCTTCTGCATAAACAACAGAATCTGGTTTCTTTACGATTACAACTCTTTCTCCAGTTGCTAAAGCAATTTCTGGATCAGTGGCATCTCCGTTATCAATTCTGATTTGGCAAGGGGCACCAGAGTTATTTAAAACTGAAAATACGGTAGCATTAGAAATATCTGATCCCAGTGTGGGAATCTCTTCTTTTACTGCTAAGGGATTGAGTCTCATGGTACTTGCCTTTTTTATTATTTATTCTTTACACCCATTGACTTGAGCATTTTCTGTAAGTCAGAAGTGGTGCCAAGAAACATTGTATTATTATTAGTGACAGTTTTAGGACCAGACTTGTCCTGGTCTAAGTCATTCATCTTCTTATGAAGGTCTGTCAGTTTCTCTGCCATCTCTGTGGTCTGCTTGATAAGGTTGCCCGCCACCTCATATGCCCTAGGATGACCCGACTCCTGTGCGATCTCTAGAGCACCATTGACTGCTTCTTGACCCTTCTCAATGAGGTCGTAGAGAGAACCACGAACATACTCGTAGTCTTTGTCTTTGTGGTCGAGGTCTGCTTTCTTCTTTGCTTCCTTAAATTTTTCGATTGGTTCTTCCTTGACCACTTCAATGTCAAAGGTCTCTTCCATACTCTTTTCAAATTCACTCATGATTGTGCATCATCTCCTTCAAATACATCAAAGCTAAATCCATAGTCATCATCAAACGTGTCCGCTGGAGATACTAGATCTCTATCTGCGGTATCAATATCACCATCACCATCGTAATCCTTGAGTGGTTCAACCTCAGTGACACGCTTGACAGATCTTCTTGGAGTACCAAGACCACCAGCAGTCTCGAAGATTGTTGCTTTTTTGATGGTGTCTGCCTTGGCGTAAGGTCCGTAGATGTATGACTTGACTATAAATCTGAGGGTGTATGTAATCTTTCTTCTATCACTAAAATCATCTAACCAGTCATCTTCATAATCAACACTACTTAGGTTAATTTTAACATCTTTATATTCATTCATATCGGGAATGAAGTTAATAGTGATGTTATAGTATGGTTGGAAGAATGGTAAAATCTGTTCTAGTATTTGATTACCTTCGTAGGTATCCTTCACCATAAATCCTACTTCAAACTCAAAGTCATATGCTACAGGAACATACTGCTCGGATACACCAGTATTATTTCCAGACTCATCTGTTTGTGGTGCTAGAATTTTTGTGATGGGTGGTAGCTGCTTAGACGGATCTCTAGATAAACCAGTCATCTCAAAATACATGAATGGCAAAGTAATTGCCTTCTTCTGTAGTTCTGGGTTCTGTTCTAATCTAGTCTCAAACTTTGCTCTAGGACCATATGCCAAAGGAACACGCTGCTTCTGTAGAACTTCTCCTGTAGTAGGATCTTTCCTAACAATTTTTATATTGTTGAAGAGCGTACCAAAACCTTTTACAGTATTGTCTATTGCTCTATGATAGTATTCAGTTCCAAACATTAGAAGTTACCATTTTGATTACCGACTTCGCCAAATGGATTACTTTCCGTCCATAACAGAATATCATCCGCAGCTTCTTCAATGTATTTATTATCATCAAAGTCAGTATTGGCGTCATCTATATCAGTAAATTCATCCTGAGCGCCTAATAGATAGATGCCATCTGTTTCATTTACGTTCGTATCAGCACCAGATTCCCTACCAACATAATAAGTTTCATCCCAATCACCAGTGACATTAATCAGTTCAAGTCTTCTAGATGGCGCATCCCAGTCAGATACTTCACCCTTAATGCCAGTTGGATTTGTTAGATTACCAACAACTAGGTCAGTATAGAATTCAACCTTATCACCAATATAATAATTACCAGTGCCTCCATCAGTAAGAATAAAACTAATGGCATAATCATTGTCTGCTTCAATGTCGTCTATCTCAGGAATACCAGTATCGATGTCCTCACTACCAACCTCGTAGATTTCACAGGTCATGGTGAAGAAATATAGTTTGCCTAACTGATAGAATGGTGCTTCTCTTTCAACAAACTTAATCTCATACAAGTCTCCTGTTAGTGGGAAAAAGATTAAGTCTCCTTCATTAGGTCTAGACTCCACCTCTAGATTATTCAGGCGTGTGGATTCCTGCTCCCATCTACGAACTGACATCGTAAATGTAATCTCGTCAGTAACTCTTAAACCAAACTTACTGATGAATTCAGATTGATTTCCGAAACCTTCTACGTTCTGTAGCATAGCTTCGATAACAATCTTCTCACTAAACTCTGAGAAGACAATCTGATTTAATGCTTGGTCTCGTATTGTTTTTCTTGTGATATAATAGATGTCGCTACCAAACAAACGTATCTGTTCGTCTACTAAATCTTGGTATAAGTTTTGCTCGCTGCCATCATTTTTGTAGTACAGCGGAAAGTAGTGACTGGTAGGCATATCATCCGATCATATCTAGGGGTGGTAGTTGATAATGAGACATCATCTTCTCTTCTAATGCCAACACTTCCATGTTGCCATCTTCATATAGTTGGCGTCCATTCATTGTGATACCGCCTGGGAGTTGAACGTTGTTGAACTTAATCATGTTTTGTCCCCACTGTCTCTTGATGAGAGCAGTAGCATATTTCTTGAGGAAACTATCATTCCATACTTGAGTCCAAGATGCTGGATCTAATGCACGATGACATTCAATGATAAGAAAATCATCTGCTGTGAGGAAAGATGGATCTACATCAATGTATAATCTATCCTGTCTTTTGTTAAATCTAAATCCAACTAGATGACCACTATTGATAACCATATCAATAGTTTCTAGATATTGTTTTACCATATAATAGTTCAGTAAATCAACTGAACCAAAAGAATACAAATCATTTAAGAACAATCTATACTCTAGTCCAAACAAATTACCTCTAATTGTGCTGCTGGATAATCCCCATACTTTAGAAATTCCAATCACATGATCTGGAACTTGCAGATAATTATCTCTTTCAATCCAAGTATCTGTCGTCGTTGCTGGTGGTGGATTATCATCCCCAGCAATAGTATCTTGATTTGAAGTTTTGAATCTAGTTAGTTCATCTGCTGTAAGTTGATGTTTGAGGTACATTTTCTCAACACCATCAAAATGATATTCCTGATAGAATTGAATAGCATCATCAATCAAGTCATCAACTTGATCGTCATCTACGTTAATTTCTAATACAGGAGCACCAAGTTTTCTTAAGCAATAGTCAGTAAACTCTGCCCGAGTTGATGGTTGAGCCATTCTTACAACCTACTTTATTAAGTATTTATCATATGAGTATGGCTTGAGTAACAGCAGCACCACCAACAGCTACTTCATATTCAACGTTCCATTCAAGTTCATCGATTTCAATCCATCTTCTATTAGCACCCCTACCTGTTCCTCCAGTGCTTTGACTAACTTGAATTTCTAAATTAGCACCAGCACCATCTGATAATGTAAAGTTGCCAGCATCCCAAGTGAGAGAAAAATTACTAACGGTATCAGTTGCTGTAAATGTAGATGATGCTAGTGTAGTCCCATTATCAATTACAGCAATTGTAAATTGTGGATTGTTACCTCCAGTAGCATCTTTCCCAACCCTAGCTCTAAATGCCTGATTAACTCCTGTAGATAAATCCCCGGATGCTGTAGGAAATGATGCTAAAACAGTTGGTGTGTTACCATTGGTTTCCAAGTTTGTCAAAAACACACCATCAGCAGATGCAATAGTGTTATCTACATCACCAACATTACCGGAGAGTTGTGTTAATGTAAATACTGTACCATCCGGTACTAAAGTTTCAGTTGCCATAATTTATCAAGCGGGTACTAATGTGAGTGCTATAGTTGCGTATGTGTGAGAACCGCCATTAGCAGTTAAGTTAAATTCTAACACATCTCCAGCAGAAATTGAAATAGATAAACTTGAGGTTTTATCTGCATATTCATTTGTTGCTAATGAAGATGTTATAATATTTGAATATGTTGGTGCTGATAATAATGGGTATGTTGGTGCTGATGTTCTACCAACAGTAACAGTTAGTGCTCCAGATAATGAACCAACTAGTGTGTGAGCTGTTAATGTATAATCAGCATCAAGAACAACGTGTCCTTTAATACCTGTAGTGAGTGTTCCACTACCATCACCAATTACAAAATTAAGTGTCTTGGTATTAGATACAAAATCAAGATTGCCTGTGGCATCAATCTTCATTACATCATTAGCAGAACCAACAGCATCTGGGAATGTCAGGTCGTATGAAACTGTAGTTGTTGCTCCCGCTTTTAATGTGACACCAGCACTATTGTCAGCATCTGCTAAATGAAGTCCCCTATCTGCTAGAACTCTTACCTTACCAGTTCCATCCGCTGATAGATCTAAATTACCATTAGTATCTGTTACTGTAATACCATTACCATCAATGCTGACATTATCAGCAACCAAATTACCAGCAGTAAATGTTCCGGTTCCAGTTACATTTTCTACAGTTAATGTATTGGTACTATCATTATATTTGAATGCTGTCTCGCCAGTAAAGATAGTAGCACTATTATATTGAACTGAACCATCAGTATCACCACCAGGAGATTGTGTGGTTCCTGTAGCAGTACCCCAGACCAATGTAGCAGCAGTTGCTGTTGGAGTTGGAGAACTAGCAATCAGTAATTGGTCTCCTGCTGAACCAATCGTAGATGGTAGTGTATATGTTCTATCAGCACCAATTGAAGCTGGTGCTTGGAAAGCGAGATAGTTTGTACCATCTCCCATTCTTAAATCACCCTGACTATCAATCAGTAGATTAGAACCATCTGTTGTGATACCAGATGTACCGGCAAGAACTCCTCCATTATTATACTGAAGTTGTCCTGTGCTACCAGCAGGTGATGCTGTAACTGGTTGCCAGGATGTACCTCCTGAACCATCTGTCTGTAAAACATATCCAGATGTACCACCTGAAGTAGGTAGTGTCATCACCCAACTAGCAGTTAATGTATTGGGTGCTTTTAAACTAATTGTATCTCCCGGTGATACTCCAGTTGCTGTTCCTTCTGATAGGAATACAGAAGCACCAGTGTTTGCTGACCCACTGGTGACAACTGGGTTAGATAGGATTTCGCCTTTTGATAATGTCATGCTTGTGCCTCCTCCCACTCTAGAACAATTCTAAATGTACCGGGATTATTACCACTAGTCTCACCATTTCTAATATAGAAAGCAATTGCTTCTGGACCATCAGGATAACTTGCTGGACCACTAATAATGGAGTTTTGAATTGGTTTCAAATTATCTAGTGTAATTTCCGTTGTTCCAATTTCTGCCGCTCCAATAAACTGGAATAGAACTTCTCCGTCTGTAGGGTCAGTTGTAGTTCCTATCAATCCTCCGGTATCTGCAACTTGAGCGAATGTTGGTTGGAATAGAGAAACTGTAC